GAACGCGGTGGGTTCGACGTGCAGTGCGTAGGGTCGGTGGACATATACGTCAGTTGGGCGTCGGTGAGCGCAACGAAGCGAAAGAAGAAGACGGAAACGCAGGCGTCGGCGCTCGACGACTTCGAGCTCCCGTCGTTCATCAATTTGAAAAAAGCGGCGAACCAGTGGAGATAAACTAAACCCTAGGTAGGCTGTGGAAACCAAAACTGCAATTTTCAATTTGCGATGACTTTAGGAAAATAAAAAGTGTCTATTGTAGTAATATGAGTGATTTATCCGTACTAGTGGAGGCAAAGAAAGAGTACATCGCCCAATTGGCGACGTGCATGAGCGAGCCCATGGTCGACGTTTTCCAGCGCATGTATCAGGAAGCCACCAAGAATTCGAAGGGCAAAAAAGTCCTCATGACGTTCCAGGCGCTCCTCAAGGATACGCCCAACTGGTCGAACTCCATGGTGAAGGGACACACGGACGCCGTGGTCAATTCGTGCTCCTACTTCGGCGATCTCCTCGCGGCCGTTTTCGTCGCGTCGACGAAGATCATGAGCAGCGTTCGTCTCCGCCAGGACACGCGCAAGATCTCGCTCAAAATGCCGAGCAACGAGACTTTCGTGCACACGGTGTACATCAACGCCGCGCGCGACTTATACTCCGACCCGTACGTGTACCACGACGACATGCCCGAGCACAAGCGCGACGCGGACTTGCGCGTGCGTTTCGCCCGCGTCATCGAGGACAGCGTGAAGGAACTCATTCCAATCAAGGAAATTCTGAGCACCTACATGGCACCCGCTGCGCCCGAAGACGACCCCGATCAGAAGGACATCGATCTCAGTGAAGGCATCGAGGACGCGGAGGATCCGGAAATCGTGTCGGATGACGAACAAGGGGAATTCGATGAAGAAGACGGGAGCATGGAGGGCGACGAAGACGAGGAGGAAGAAGAAGAAGAAGCACCGCGTCGCGAAGAAGAAGACGAGGTTCGAACCATGCCGGTGCAGGCTCCGATGGACCCGCAAGCCGCGCCCCCCGCTCCCGTCCCTGCGGGACCTCCCGTCATCAACGAGTTTGGTCCGCCGCGCCCGCAGCAGCCGCAACCGCAGCCGCAGACGGATGCGACCTTCTTCTCGAACGCACCGGACGGTCGCTTGCGTCGAAGATAAATTTGTGTGCGTAAAGTAAGCATAGCATGAGTCAATCAGCTGACGTTGCCGATTACTTGCGTGACCCGGTTTCTGCTGCCATGATCGCTTCGGTGGCGACCGCTGCGTACATCCATTTCAAGTCAAAACTGAACAACGAGGGCCCGCGAGAGCTGGTGGAGTACACGAAACCCTCCGCGCTCGTCGGTATTCTTGTGTACGTCATCGTCTCGGGTGGTATCGGTCAGCGGGAGACCATCTCAACCGAACCGTTCAGGTGATGACGCGATAATTTAGAGAAATGATTATATGACCACCTAGTACATACGTGAACATGGCGTCCGTCGGTGCTTTCAATGACATGATGGCGCAGTTTTTGTCCGAGCTTCAGAAGACTTTGCCGAGTGAGAAGGGAGTCACGAAGGCCATCGCCGGGTTCGAGCTCATGCGTTCGGCCAACCCGAGAAAGGTGGTCGATACCTTCATGACATCGATCGCTCCCTACTCTGCGAAAATCGCCGCCCAGGACGCCACGTTCATCGAAGATCTCCGTAACGTCGAGGGACTCAAAGACCTCAATCTCGCCGCGTCGTGGGCGAGCATGTCCCCGAACTCTCAGGGCGCCGTCTGGTCCTATCTCCAAACGCTCTCACTTCTTGGCACCACTATCAGTGCCCTTCCGGCGGAGACTCTGGGCATGATTGAAAACATCGCGCAGGAGTGCGCGGACGGCATCGAGCAAGGCGGTGAGCTCGATCAAAAGGACTTGATGGGTGCCATGTCGAAGATGCTCGGCAGTATGGGACTCGGTGGTAAGAAATAAAATATCACTCTTTTGTAATGAGCACTCAGGTGTGGTTCGATGACATCAAGCAAATCGTGCGCTCTGACCGGGTGACGCAGTTCTGGCCGAACGACAGGCAGAGCGTGGAAGAACGCGTCAACGCCGCGTCTAGATTTATTATTTACGGCACTTGCGTCCTTTACGCGACGAAGCGTGACCTCCGCGTCTTTATCCTCGGGGCCATGGCGCTGGCCATTCTTTACGTCATGTACGAGAATGGAATGATCGAGTCTCCGGCGGTTTTAGATGTCGCCGCGCCCGCGTCCGCAACTGCGTCCGCAACTGCGTCTGCGCCGTGCCGAGCGCCGTCGGAAGACAATCCCATGGCGAACGTGCTTCTCGCGGACACGGGGTCGGAACCGCGCGCGTGTCCGTACGGCGGCGTGAAGGAGTTCGTCCAGCATTTTGCCGAGAACAGAGTGGAATACGATGCCGGTCGCTCACGCACCGCGCTTCCAATCTACCAGAGAAACGCGCACGCCCGTCAGTTCGTGAGCGTCCCAGGACATGCCGAAGACCAGACCGCGTTCGCGGAGTGGCTCTATGGAAAGAAGAGCGCGAGCACGTGCCGAACCGACCCGGCGAGATGTGACCCGAATGTCCGCGGTGTGCAATTGGAAGCCTACGGTGGCATCGGTGATGGTACCTCTCATGGGCGGCTTGGATCGCGATTCTCGCAAAGCACGCCGTAAACAATAATCTTTAGGTATAGTATAATGGCTCAGCAGCTTTCAGGCCTGATCAACCTCAACAGTGGGGTCATTCCCTCCGTGAAAGCCGGTGAAGACGTCTTCATTTATCCTCAGAACTCGAATGATAGCATTCCGGCGGGGCGTCCGAATACCATGCTCTACGGAACCGCGCCGTACAAAGGTGGAAAGGGTGCGCCGAGCCACTTCATCGAAACGAGCGACGAATTGCGCCCGCAGTCCACGACTCGTTTCGGTAAGACCATCGTGCAACCAACAGAACACACCTTGTTTCCAGTCCACACAAACATGGCACCCGCACCGGTGCCCATTCCGAGAGAGTACGCGTCTTCGCGCGCCGACGTACAGAACGAGCTTTTCAATCAGCGGTACGCGTCGCAATAAATAAAAATCGTACCATGTATTAGAACGATGGCTGATCCCATCTCCTTGCTCGCCGTCGCTGGATTAGTGTTTGCCGGGCGCAAGCTCAGCGAGGACCCCAAGCCAACGACCGCCGCGAAACCGCTCGATATCGGGGCCCAATCCGTCTCCGCGACCCCCGCAATGGTGGACGTCGCCGCGAGACAACAACAGGAGATCGATGCCGTCCCAGCGTGGGAACCGCAGGACGACATTCCGATCGTTGTCACGCAGAAGCGGGAACAAATGAGTTTCGGTGAGGTTGCGCCACAAGCCCGGTCCTCGGGTGCCGAAATTCTGGGCATGCGCGATCGCATGCAAGACGTCGGTCGAATGAACAATCTCGCGCCCGTGGAGCGTCAGAACGTCGGACCGGGTCTCGGTGTCGACGCGAACGTTCCCGCGATCGGTGGGTATCAACAACTGTTCCGCGTGAATCCAACCAACGTCGGTGAGTACCGCTTGCACCAACTGCCGGGTGTGATGAACCACGCCGCGGATCAGACGGGTGGCCGTCCGAGCGTTTTCGGGCAGATCGGCCACAACCGCCCCGAAAAAACCGCGTACCTTCCCGAGCGATTACCGCCGACGCGCGGGCGATCCACCGCGTTCGGCCCCACGCCCAGAGGTACCCACGTCAAGGGTGCCATCCCGACCAATCGCGCCGATACTGGTACCCGCGCGGACGGACTTCAGTACGCGCCCGCGGCGCGTTTCATCTCCGCGCCGACCGAGGCGCAACCACCGACGCGTTTCAAGTCGGACGACAACACGCAGTTCGGTTACGCGAACCAACCGAGTCCGGGTGTGAGCATTTGGAGACATGGCTACCAACAGTCTCCGCTCGCGCAGGTCGGTAGCGGGAGCACGAACGCGGAGCTCATGGCGCGCGGCCTCAGACCTGAAGATCGTCGGGGTCAATTCAACCGCGCGGGTAATCCTGGTCGCATGAACGTGCGTGAGAACGCCCTGAAAGCGGGAGGTGCGCTCTCCTCCGTGCGCACGGACCAGACCAGGATGGATTCGAGATTTGGCCCGCCTTCCGGCGGATGGATGCAGCAGTACGTGCAACCGAACTTCAACAAATTCAATGCGTACAAGGGCAAAGAAAACCCGCACGCGCGCACACTGGGTATCGCGTCGCAACAGCTCGCCGCGAATCCGTTCGCGCAAGACATTAGCCGTTAGTAATATGTTATGCGATTGAGCGAGCTACCTCGTTCATCGGATAATAACACTCACTCACTCCGCGACGCGACGCGTGAAATTTCACGCGGCCTTGGCTGCGACCGCGGCCAAGCCTCGGCGTGGCCGAGACGCGAGGGTATCGCCAGTCGTTGACGCGCGTGGCCATGGCCGCCTGCGATGACACGGCGTCTGAGAAGGACGAGGGTCGAGCCGGTCTTCCCGGCGTCGTGATGGTACCCCTGGAAGAGGTGACCATGTGGGTGCGTGACCCCGGGACGGGCGCGTCGACGCACGCGCACTACGACGAGCTGAGTGAATTCATCGTGTTCAATTGTCAGCCTGTGAGTTCGGGCTCGGACGTGTACACCGCGATTTCGGAAAACCTACCCTGGGACGCCATGCCGTTGAACAAAGTGGCGCGTGGACTCGTGCTCCCTAAAAAGCCCGCCGACCACGGGGACGTCGCGTACGGTGTAGTCTGTCGCGCCGACAAGCGTCTTTCGAACGAAGACCACGTCATCGACGCGGCGAAGGCGCACGAGCTCCTCACGGCGGAGGGCATGGACGCCACCCGTGAACTCGTGCGACTTTCGGTGGCTGAACTGGACCCGCTCGGGTACGCCGCCCACAACGCCGCGTTGCTAGTGAACGCCGGGTACCTCAAACGGTCCCTCCGAATCGACCTGGCGTGGTCTGCAATCATACTGTTCATCCAAGACAAAACCAGAAGGGGGAAGGCGCTACCGTCGTCTTTCTTCTCTTTCATGGTAGACCCGGGGCCTGTTGACATATCCCGCGATTTGCACGGGCTCGCGGAGCCCTTCGAGCGACCGTTTGAGGTGATGAGTCTGTGGTGCTTTTCGGTGCGCCGCGCGATGGACAAGTACGACATAGCACCGCCCGCCCGACCTGATTTTGGACGCGTGATATATAACAAGGCGGTCCGGTTACACCTCGAAGACGTCGGGGTACTACCCCGATGTCCGATTCAGAAGCCAAATCGAAGCTTACCGACCGGCGTCGATGGTGGGATCGACGAAGCTAAGATAATATCGGACTGGGAGACCGATACGTGTGCGAAGGACTGCGGATCGCGCGAAGAAGCGGCTGCTTTTTACGAGGAAGCCATGACTTTTCTTCAGTTACTTGCGCAGTCGCAGTTCGCAAAATCGTTTCGTGGTAACCTTCCGGAGATGCGAAGGATGTACGCTGAC